CCCACCGGGATTTTCTGTTGCCCCTGCCCAAGTAAAAATTTATGACGCCTACGGATATAGGTACGGTGAAGTACCCATGGACCCGGTACTGCCTATTAATCCGAAGACTAAAATCACCGAAACTGTACATAAACTACCGGTCGATCATGACCGGCGTCGCCCAATAGCTATGGCAGCGTTGGGCACTGTATATAGGGGGGCGGCTCCTCCACACCCCGATCTGAGTGACCCGCTCACCGCTTTGGCAGGCACACGAAAGCGATTTGTTATGGAACCTCCAACACCCGAAAAACCACTGCTGTTGGAGCTGAAGGACTTTGTGTCCAAGTGGTGCGAAGGCAATCTGCGGCCTTTGCTTCCCGATGCCGATCAGTCGATAGAGACTTGGTTGTCAGGAACCTCGTACCCCGAATGGCGCAAGGCGGAACTCCGCGTCGTTTGGGATGAGTTCGACGGAGAGATTTTCCAGAAGAAGTACACGATCGTAAAGTCGTTCATTAAGGACGAATGGTACCCTTCTTACAAACATGCGCGTGGCATAAACGCGCGGTCTGACACTTTTAAGTGTTGGTTCGGACCAATCGTCAAGTTAATCGAGACTGAAGTCTACAAAAACCATCATTTCATCAAACACGTCCCGGTGAATGATAGACCAGAGTATATAATGAAGTATTTATATCGCGAGGGCGCGAATTATTTACAGACAGATTACTCGTCGTTTGAAGCCCTGTTCCGGGCGGAAATAATGGAAGTGTGCGAGTTCGTAATGTTTAAGTACATGTGCAAGCACCTCCCTAACTTCGCGCTCATAGTGAAGGCATTGGAAGACGTTTTGGGAGGCCAGAACGTTTGTGAGTTCAAGTGGTTTGTTGTCCGCTGTATAGCGCGACGCATGTCTGGCGAGATGTGTACGTCATTGGGCAATGGGTTTTCGAACCTGATGTTCATGTTGTTCACTTGCCACAAGAAAGGGTGCAGGGACGTTGATGGCGTTGTCGAAGGCGATGATGGCTTGTTTGTGGTAAATGGCGAACCACCGACTAAGTCCGACTTCGCACGCCTCGGCCTCATAATTAAACTTGAGGTACACCGAAATCTTGCCCATGCGTCATTCTGTGGCATTGTCTTTGAGCCTGGAGACAATGTTAACATACGTGACCCTATCGAAGTCATCGTAGGTTTTGGGTGGGGCGATGCTAAATACGCCCGATCCACACAGAAGAAAAAAGACATCATTCTGCGATGCAAGGCTCTGAGTTACGCGCATCAGTATCCCGGCGCTCCGATCATTCAAGCGCTGGCCCACGCTGTACTACGCAATACGCGTCATGTCGCTGGCTACACCGAGAGGTACGTCAAGCGCGCCCGATTTCTCGACGGGTGGCACAGGGAAAAGATACTTGAGGCAATCAGAGATGAGGCGAACATTAAATACCTACCGGTTCCCCCACGCACTCGGTTATTGGCCGAAGAACTCTACGGAGTGTCTGTCGACCACCAGATGCGATTGGAAAAATACTACGATCAAGTAGTGGGGTGTTCGATGTATAGCCACCCGTTGGTGGATCTCTACTTGCATAGTTCGTGGGTGCACTACTGGGACGAGTATGTGCTACCGCGACAGGTCGATCCAGACCATCCGCACCACATTTGGCAACGCCTGCCGAAGTGGAAGCCGGAATTCGAAAC